ATGTTGTTTGGGATCCTTATGTTAAATTCCCTAAGGTCAAGAAGTATATTGGTACCGCGGTTCTCGAGAAATACCGTAACCAAATTGTTGTACCTATGGAAGATGATAGGGATACTAGTCGTCATAGGGATTATCTATATGCTGAATACGACGCTGTTATGTTGAAAGACTTGGCGGATACTCGTTGGAACCCGTTTACTGATGAACCTATTTTAAACATTGCCGAGTATACTCAGTTAGTTCGGCGTATCGTCAACACTTCCCCAGACAGAATTAGATTGGCTGAGAAGTATATTACTGAGCATGATAAAACTATTGTATTCTATAACTTCAATTATGAGTTAGAGATACTTAAGGGTATCTGCGAACGTCATAATCTACTATATAAAGAATGGAACGGTAATAAACATGAGCACATTCCTCAAGAAGACTCTTGGGTATATCTTGTACAATACACAGCAGGAGCCGAGGGATGGAATTGTATTACTACTGACAATATTCTATTCTACTCTGTTAATTACTCTTATCGTAAAATGGAACAGGCGGAAGGACGAATAGACCGTTCTAATACTCCGTTCAAGGACTTGTATTACATATATCTCACGTCTTCTGCCAAAGTCGACAAGGATATCCTCAAGGCTGTTAAAGATAAGAAACGATTTACAGAAGCTGCATGGGCGAAGAAACAGGGGTTTGTACCCTATGACGATTACATGGAGAAATTAGAAAAGGATTGGTTATATGGCATCGAAACTTGAGTCTACATATCAAGCAAGCCTTCTTAAGAGGCTCCGTAAGGCTTATAGAGGGCGTATATTAGCGACTAAGACAGACCCTGGTATGGTACAAGGGATACCTGATTTAATCGTGCTATGCGGCTCTAGATACGCTCTACTGGAGGTTAAGAGGTCTGCTGATGCCAGTAAACGTCCTAATCAAGCTCATTATATTGAGAAGTTTGGTCGAGAGTCATTTGCATCGTTCATTTATCCTGAGAATGAACACGACGTTATTTACGAGATGTGTGATTATTTCGGACTTGACTTCAATCTTTTCCTAAAGGAGTCATAATGGATTGGATACAGCACTGGAACTTGCAGGGGAAACATGCATTTCTATCCCCTTCAGGTTACTCTTGGCTTGGTTATGATGCTGAAAAGATGGCTAAATCCTACGAAAACAAACAAAACGTTGCTCGTGGGACGGCCTTGCATGAGATGGCATCGCAATTAATCAAGTCTAAAACAGAATTAGCGCCTAAAAAGAAGGCGTTAAACCTATTTGTCAACGATTGTATTAGGGATGGTATGTCATCTGAGGTACTATTATACTACTCTGACCATTGTTTTGGTACTGCCGATGGTATTAAATGGGACTCAGACCAGCTTGAATTGCGTATTTACGACCTTAAAACAGGTGTATCTAAGCCTTCATTCAAGCAATTGGACATCTATGCCGCTCTATTTTGCTTGGAATACGGGGTAAATCCTAAGAAAATTACCATAATTCAACGCCTTTATCAAGGAAATGGTTACCAAGAACAGGTAACTATCAAGGATAAAGCTCGAATTGAGGGTGAAAATCCTGGTAATATTGCTTGGATTATGTCCCATATTAAGCAAATGAGTAAAATATTAGAGGAAAAAGAGGCCGAAATCAAGCCATTTAAGTTCTGGTAGAGCTTGAATTGGTCTGATATTATAGGAAAAAATGTCTATTTTTGGTCGATTTTTATTCTACATTTGTCGTTTTCGGCTAATTTGCCCCTGACAAAAAGTGGCTCAAAACCCCGGATTTTCCCCAATTTTCCCCAAATCGAACTTGGGGATTTGCCAAAAAAGTTGGGGAAAAGTGCTGTTTTTGGGCCATTTCCCCAAATCAGGGGGTATTTTGAGCCACGTTTTGAGCCACTTTTTTAGGCCTATTTTTGCTATAATGTTATAGTATTTTGGACTAGTTTTTGGCGTGATTTTTGGATGTTTTCAGACGTTGAAAAAGTGGCTCAAAACGTGGCTCAAAACTCTGGTAAAGTTGGGGAAATTGGTGTTTTCCCACGGTTTTCCCCAGAAAAATTGACGAATCCCCAGATTGAACTTGGGGAAAATGGGTGAGAGCTGTCAGGGGCAAATTGAGCAAAAAAGGGCTATTTTGGCCTGTTTTTGGGGTATTTTTGCTATAATTTTATAGTTTTCCCCAAAATCCCACGGTTTTTTTAGAAAAGTTTTAAATATATTAATTAGATTTTATATGACTTTTATAGGGTTTATAGGGTTGTATGGTATTATGTTGTTTTATTATATATATTTGTATTATTTTTAATAGTCTCGCGCGTACGGGAACTATAATCTTAAAAGTATAAAAAGTAGTATAATAAACAAGCATTTTTAATCAATATATATAAAAAGTTTCTGAAAAAACCGTGGGATTTTGGGGATTTTGGGAAAAAGTGGCACAAAAGTCTAATATTATAGGAAAATCTATGTTTTTGGACAAAATGTGTGATTTTGGTTAATTTTGTTAGTTTTTAGTAAAAATACATATTTATTTTAGTATTCTGAATGATTTAATCTTTCGGAGTGCGATTTGATATATAAGCTTGAAACCGCTTAGGTCTGGATGAGTGTGAGTAAGTTTTTACTTGTTTGGGTAAGCGTCATAACATAGGCATTGTTAAACCTCCTTACAAATGTTTCCTTTCTGAATTATTTACTCATAATAAAAAATTGCAGTTTCTGTCATTTCCTGCAACATCACCTCAAAAGTGTTTTTCAAGCTCGACTAGGTTTTCTTATTTTTCCCTAGTCTTGGTCTAGCGCTTCGGCGTTGGATTTATAAATCTCCTATTTTTAATTTTGGTTAGACATGTGGTACTAGCAGCAAGCTACATGTTCGTGATAAAAGTGTGTTTCATAAACATGACGTAAATGGGTGGTGAGATATGATGTTCCGATGGTTCTCACTACAGCCAATTTACCCAATCAAGTGTTGGTGAAGTTTGTACTTTCTCGCATATACCAGACCTAGGTGGTTTCAAGCTTATATATCATTTCGGTATGTATTTTTATAGTTTTTATGGGTTTTTCTCAGTTTTGGGAAGTTAGAGGCGCTGTAATAGCCCTCAGAGGCCCATATTCGCCCTGTATCGCGTTTTACGTTATTGTCCGGTAAATAGTTCATCTTTGGGCTAAAATGCTGTGACGGGCCTTATATGGCCTTATACGACGTGCTGGTGATTTGGGTATTTTTAAGATTTTTGAGGAGGATTACGCATTGGATTTCGGAAATGTCTTCGGAAATGAAGAGGAAATCGTTAATGATTTGAGCCAACTTTCGGATGTCGGACGAGAAATTATCCTCAAACATTATGGGGTAAAACGTAAGTCTGGACGTTATCCTTGGGACCCATCTTTGCATTTGCCGAAGAATTATAAGTTCATTGAAGACCGTGATGAGATGAAAAAACGCGGTTTATCGGACAATGAAATTGCAAAACAAATGGGTCTTTCCACAACAGTTTATCGTTCAAAAGTAACAATTGCCAAGGAAGAATTGAAGCAATATAACATGCAACGGATTTCAAAATTGCAGTCCGAAGGTATGATTATTGACGATATTGCCAAGACAATTGGGACTACTGGACAGACTGTTCGAAACTATTTGGACGAAATTAAGAACCCAAATAAGAGCGCTAGAGCACAAAGAGTGCAGACTGAAGCGGTCGCACAAACGCTCGAAGACGCTGTAAAACGGTCAAAATACATTGATGTCGGCAAGGGTGTCGAGATACAAATGGGTATTTCTAAGGAAAAACTTAAGTCTGGACTCAATGCTTTGGTCGAATCTGGCGAATATGAGGTGCATAATCTACGTATTGCGCAGGTTACAGACAAGAATAATTCGACACCAGTCAAGGTTTTGACCAAAAAAGGCGTCGAAAGAAGTGAAATTTATAAGAATATGGACAAAGTTCGTCCTGTTGAAGAGTTCGCAATCAATGGTGATGCCCGTATGTTCCAACAAATGGAGCGTCCTAAGTCGATTGGATGGGATAGAGTTCATATTCGATACGCTATTCCTGAAGGTCAGAAGGGTCATGGAACCAATGACGACGGAGCTATGATGGATGGAGCTATGTTCTTACGTCCTGGTGTTAAAGATTTAAATCTTGGTAAAGCGTCATATGCTCAGGTTCGTATTGCTGTAGGCGATACTCATTATCTTAAGGGTATGGCTTTATATGGTACTGAAGAAATGTTTAAGGGTATCCCTAAAGGAACCGATATTATCTTTAATACCAATAAGACAGCCAATAAGACGCCTCAGGAAGTCCTTAAAGAGCTTAAGAAGAACCCTGAAGGTGGTGCCCCTATAGATGGACCAAACCCGTTTGGAGCTACTGTAAAGCGCCAGAATACGCTTGTAGATAGCAAAGGTAATCCTATTTATAAACCTGGAGTTAAAGACCGGTTTGGAAATAAGGTTCCTCAAATTGGTTCGGTCAATATCGTAAATGAGGAAGGTGATTGGGGTAGTTGGTCTAAAGCCTTATCTGCTCAGTTCCTTTCTAAACAACCTACAACCGTGGTGCATGAACGCCTTAAAGCAACTATGAAGCAGGTACAAGACGAGTATGAAAGTATTCAGAAAGTTACAAATCCTGTTATCAAGAAACAGTTGATGGAGTCGTTTGTGTCTGACCTTGAGTCTAAGCAGGTTCATATGAAGGCTGCCGCTCCTAAAGGTTTCCAAGGCCACGTTATCTTACCAGTTCCTGATATGAAGGAGAATGAAGTATATGCTCCTAATTATAAGAATGGTGAGAAGGTTGTTCTTATTCGATATCCTCATGGCGGACGCTTTGAAATCCCTGAGCTTACTGTAAATAATAATAGCGTAGCTCGTAAGATGATTTCCAAGGATAGTCCTGATGCTATAGGTATTCATCCGAAGGTCGCATCTAAAATGTCTGGGGCTGACTTCGATGGTGATACTGCATATGTTATCCCTAATAATAAAGGGAAGTTTAAGAGTCGGGATAGTCTTAAAGAACTTAAGAACTTCGACCCTAATATGTATGCAGATAAGCCTGGTACATTTACACCAATTACAAAACGTTATCAACAAACACTCATGGGTGTTGTATCAAACCTTATTACTGATATGACATTACAAGGCGCACCATCAAATGAGATTGCGCGTGCTGTAAAACATTCAATGGTTGTTATTGATGCTGAGAAACATAAGCTTAATTATAAGCGCTCTGCTGAAGAGAATGGTATCGACGCATTAATGAAACGGTATATGACCCACGTTGATAAGGTTAAGTATGGTGACCTCGAACGTTATAATCCTAAGACTCGTAGGGTAGATAAAGTAATCGACCCGGATAAGTTGAAAAAAGATTTGACGCCGGGTAAAGAATATACCTCTGCCTCCACAATTATATCCCGCCATAAACAATCCGTTATTACTGACGGGTATCAAGTTGAAGTACCGGATCCTAAATCTAAGTCGGGTGGTACTAAGATGGTATGGCGTAATAAGAAGGAGACTTACTTAGTCAACATGGTGAAGGATGCTAATGTATTCCTTGGGCCTAACGCAACTAAGACGGAGCACCATTATGCGGACTACATCAACGAACTCAAGGCCTTTAAGAATAAGGTCGACTCAGAAATGAGTGGTATCAAGATGCCAGCCCGTGATCCTAAAGCGGCTAAGATCTATGCGGAAGAAGTACTGTCTATGAAAGACAAGGTCAACCAAGTAAAGATTAACCGTATCAAGGAACGCCAAGCCCAGCGTATGGCAGAGGTATCTAGTAAGGCAGAGATTGCTCGTAGGTCAGAGGATGAAGTTCTGAAGAAGGATGAGATCTCTCGTATCAAACAACAAGCTTTGAACAAGGCAAGGTCTATGGTAGGGGCTGAAAGAACCCCCGTCACTATTACAGATGACGAGTGGGACGCAGTACAATCTAATGCTGTATCGGGTACTCTACTGAAAGAACTGGTATCCTTTATGGATGATAGCCAGCTCAAGTCCCTTGCTACACCAAGAGCTAACAAACAGATGACTGATGCTCGTAAGAGTAAAGCTAAGGCCCTGCTTGCTAATGGCTATACTATAGCACAAGTAGCAGAAGCTTTAGGTGTAAGTAGTTCTACTATTGGTAAGATCAAAGCTGAATAGAAGTTAGTGGGCTACCACTACTATGTATGATACATCATGTTATTACTATCACTACAGTACAACATAGAAAGGAGAGAAGCTCATGCTAACAACAGAAGACAATCCATTCAGTCCTTGGACAGAGTACGAGCAATGGCGACGTTGGGACATCGATCATGGTTACAACCTTGAGTCTTACATCGCATCACTCATGCCAATGTTGAATGAAAGTTCAATTGAAGATTACGAACACGCATGGTCGGTGGCAGTGTCTTCGATACTAGAACAGAACATCTTCGGAAACTTAAAACTTGTTCCAAAACCTGAAGATTACGAAGAAGATCTTGAGTTTCTTAATGAAGATGAAGATGAAATAAAACTTTAGACCCCCCGGGGGTGCCTTTTACAGGCCTCCCTCTTTAGCATCGGGGTTGGTATCAAAAATTCCCCCGTTGCGATTTTTTTCAAAATGGTTTTGGATTCCAATAGGCTGATTCTAGGATTGGGTATAAAAGTGCGGTTGACTTTGGCTCCTTTCACAATTGCGCTTTGAAGACTTGTTAGACAGGACTGATGAGTGTTCTGAAAACTCGCCTAAAGTCGGTCTATTGGAGTCCAAAACTTATGAAAAAGGGTTCTAATGATAAAGAAAGAGAGGAGAACTATCGTGGCAGCAGCAAAAACTACCTATAAAGTTGTAGCACCTGCCGGGGTATTCATTCGTTCAACCCCTGATCAAGCAGAGGACAATGTTGTACGATTAGCTAAGCGTGAGGAACGTCTAGTTGTCGTGAATGTTGGTGACGAATGGCTTCAAACTGATGAAGGGTTTGTTATGAACCAACCTTATATCGTTGAACCCGACACGGTCAAACCACGGAAGAAAGGAGAGGCTGAATAACTATGACGAATGAAGTAGCTGAATTCGATAACCAGAGAGCCTACAGACCTGCACGTTCGCCTGAACAGCGTGAATTGCAAATGATGGAACTCGCTATGGGTCTATCGGAAAAGCGTCTTCAGGAAGGAACCGCATCGGCCTCTGAGATTGTCTACTGGCTAAACCAAGCAAGTCCTAAGGCACGTCTTGAACGTAAGCAGTTGGAGCTACAAGCGGAGTTACTGCAAGCGCGTATCGATTTGATTCGTAGTGACCAGGAATCCGAGCTTGACTTCAAACAAGCGTACAAGGCATTCCAAGGATATTCTGGTAAGCCGGCGGAAGTCATCGAGGGTGAATTCTATGAGCAATAGACTCACCTATACAGAAATGTCCAAACTTGAGTCTTATACTGAGCGGTTAAATTATCTAAGACTTCATGGTGTTCATCATGAGGCGCCAAGAGAAATATCCAATCGGTTCTACAAGTCTCACGCATGGCAACAATGTCGTGCCGCGATTATACGCAGAGACCTAGCTCAAGACCTTGGTGTTCGGAAGTTATTTGTAGAAGGGCCAATTACGGTTCATCATATGAATCCGCTAACCAAGGAGGATATAGAAAACTTGACCGAGAATTGCTTCGATCCTGACGGACTGATTACGGTCTCTGACAGCACCCATAAGCGTATCCACTACGATCAAAAGGAGTATCAAACGTGGATAGAACGTAAACCGGGTGACACAAAATTATGGTAAGGATGAAGTTTATGACTACTATCTATGAAGACGTACTCAACTTCGTCGGGGTGTTACATGATTCCGAACCGAATTCGAACCATGTAGTTAAGACTCAACTAGGTGTAGCGATTGATGCAGCACTTGGTGTTCTTGTTCAAAATGGTGTCGGGCATAACGTTAGTGTTATCGCCGAACCTAATCTAACTTGGGCAGAGTTCTTCTA